TGTCCATTTGGCTTAGGCTCGGGTTCAGCAAGCGAATCGCTGATTTTTACAACTTGGTATTTTGTGGCCTCGTCCATGTGTTGCATTGCCAGGATAACTTTTGCTTCAGGTGTTTTTTCATAAAGCTGCACGCCACGTCCAGTCATCAGCCATTCAAAGCTTACCTTGGCTTTTTTAGCTATTTCAATGCATTTTGTCGTTTGAGGGATGCTTTCGCCTTCTAGCCACTTACGTGCTGATTCCTGAGATACGTTAAACATTTTACCAAGTATCGTTTGACGATTATTACCTTTTGGCGGAATGCCAAGCACATCCGCTACAAAATTCATTCGCTTTGAAAACTCTGTTTTTTCATCAGTGTGCATATTTGTTATTTTATATTTATCTTTAACAACATTTGGTTGTTGACTCTTTACAATTTTCGGTTGTAAAATGGATGCATGAATCATGATAATCCCCTACAAAAAGCAGTTTCTATTGTTGGATTGAAGCCGCTGGCTTTTGCCATTGATGTTAAATATCAGGCTGTTCAAAATTACTTGAAAGCTAGAACGCCAGCTGAAAAGGTTATTGGTGTTTCTGAGGCTACAAATTGGCAAGTTACCCCGCACGAGTTGCGACCTGATCTTTATCCGCATCCACATGATGGATTGCCTGAGAATTTGCGGAGCGTTGGATGATCTGCGCTCCTGCTTACCGTGTTTTACCAGTTGACTGTTCTGGCGTTGCTCAACAGTTATATGTACTAGCATTTCAATCTCCCCGTTTGCCCCTGGTAGTGTCACGCTGCTGGGGGCTTTTTTTGCGTTAATCGGTTGTCGTTGATTGCAGTATCTATTTGATTATTAAGTAAAAATACGTTTTTAAACGGGAGAATGAACGTTGACAATTAAACATTTGGCTTACCGGATTGCACATGAATTTGTGGGATCTGTTGCAGGTTTAGCCAGCCTGATGAATAAGGGTGATGTTGTATTGCGCAACAAGTTGAACCCGAACAGTACATCGCACTTTTTAACGATTCAGGAATTTGAAACTATTGTTGATTTTGCTGAGTGCAATCTTGATGTGGCTGAGTATTTTGCCAGTAAGGTGAATGCTGTGGTGGTGGTAATGCCGACATTACCTGAGGGTGATATGGCGCTGCTTGATTTGTATATGGGTGCGATGAAGGAGCTTGGGGAGGTTTCTTCCGAGTTTCAAAAGGCATACGCGGACGGCACTATAACGAGTAAAGAATTTGCGCGTATTTCTGACGAAATTGATGATGTGCTGGAAAAGTTGCTTGAGTTTAAGGCGGCTGTGAAGCGAGTGAGTCAGTAATGGCTGATATTGATCACGATATTAAGCCTCTTTTTTCTGAGGATGCGGAGCAGAGTGTTTTAGGCGGTATCTTCATTGATAACACCGCGTATGACAAGGTTGTTGGTGTAATCACTGAGTTTGATTTTTATCCACGTGAGCACCGCATGATTTTCCGTGCGATCAGTCAGCTGCTAGATGCTTCAAAGCCTGTGGATGTGGTGACAGTTGGTGAGTTTCTGGATAGCCATAAGCTGCTTGAGGACGCTGGCGGCCTGACTTACCTAGTGAATATGATTCAGAACACCCCGAATTCTGCAAATATCTTTCGCTACGCCGAGATTGTGCGTGATTATTCTTTGATGCGCAAAATGGGCGCAATTTCCGCCGAAATTTCCGACAAAATTAATAGACGTAATGGAATGACAGCAAGGGATTTGCTGGACTTTGCACAAAGCCGATGGATGACAGTTGGTGATAGTCTGAACCGTGCTAATAACACCATGCAGCACATCAACCAGGTGATGACTGGCGTGGTGGATCGCATTGATGAAATGTACATGCGTGAGAGCAAGGATGATGTAACCGGGCTACGCACTGGCATTGATGACCTGGACAATAAAACCACAGGCATGCAGCCTGGTGAGCTGAATATTATCGCTGCACGCCCGAGTATGGGTAAGACTTCGCTGGCACTGAATATTGTTGAGAATGTTGCTCTGCAGCAGGGTAAGAATGCTGCTGTATTCAGCCTTGAAATGATTAATAACCAACTGGGTATGCGTCTGCTTTCTAGCGTGGCGCGATTGCCTGCACAGCGCGTAAGCATAGGTCGTGTGAATGATGATGAATGGTCTTTAATCACTAAGGCCGTACATGACCTTAAAGACACCGGCATTTACCTGGATGAAGAGAGCACTCTGAATGTGAATGACATTCGGGCGCGTGCTAGGCGTTTGCATCGTGAGTTGAAGGGTGAACTGCACCTGATTGTCATTGACTACATCGGCCTGATTGCCACTTCCGGCAATGACTCCCGCGCGAATGAAATGGCAGAGATTTCACGGGCTTTGAAGCTGCTGGCAAAAGAGCTGCATATTCCGATTATCGCACTATCACAGTTAAACCGTGGCCTTGAGCAGCGTCCGAATAAGCGTCCGGTTATGAGTGATCTGCGTGATAGCGGCGGCTTGGAGCAGGATGCGGACAACATTTTCTTTATTTACCGTGATGAAGTGTATCACCCTGATACACCAGACAAGGGTACGGCTGAAATCATTATTGCTAAGCAGCGTAATGGGCCAATCGGTACTGTTCGTTCTACCTTCATACCGCATTTGATGCGTTTTGAGAACTTTAGGAATGCTTATGAATAACGATTTGATGTTTAGCAGTGAAACAGATTTGTGGGCAACGCCGCAAGCGTTTTTTGACAAGCTGAACAAAGCTTTTAAATTTACGCTGGATGTTTGCGCCCTGCCAGAAAATGCAAAGTGTGAACAGTTTTACGCGCCAAGCCAAAACGGACTTGAGCAAGACTGGCAAGGTGTGTGCTGGATGAACCCGCCCTACGGCAGAGAGATAGGTGCATGGGTTGAGAAAGCCTACCAAAGCGCAAAAGAAAACGGAACGACAGTGGTATGTCTTTTGCCGGCGCGAGAAGATACGAAGTGGTGGCACAACTACTGCGCTAAAGGCGAGGTGTATTTTTTAAGGGGGCGACTAAAGTTTGGCAACGCAACAAATAGCGCACCATTTCCAAGTGCGGTGGTGGTTTTTAGACCAACCGTAATAGATGCACTTAACGATTTTTATTTTTAACGGAAATTCCGCGGCGCAATTTCCGTTAAAAAATGGGGTTTTGAATATAAAAGTGAGTGAATTATGTCGGTAAAAATGATGAGTATGGTGTTTGAGAGATTCCCTTACGGGGGCAATGAGAGGGTGCTTGCGCTGGCTATTGCTGACCATGCACATGATGATGGCTCAAGTGTTTACCCTGGCAATGAGAGGTTGGCTCAAAAGACGTTAATCAGTGAGCGTACGGTGATCAGATTAATGCATAAATTTGTGAAAATAGGTTGGCTGATTAAGGTTAAAAACGGCAATTCTGGACGTGGTATTGCCAATGAATATTGCATTAGTCCAAATTGGATAAAGGGTGACAATTTGTCACCCTTTGTGAAAGAAGAAAAAAGGGTGACATCTGAAGCAGAAAGGGTGACAAATCCGACAGAAAGGGTGACAAATGATGCAATAAAGGGTGACATAGCTGTGTCACACCAACAAGAACTAACCAAATACAACCATCAAGAAACATCACCGCGTGCGCGAGAAACTTCACCTGAAAATCAACCGGCGAGACCCGAGGGATTGCTTGCGTGTCGTTTGATTAAATTGAACGTTGCTGTTACCAGCATTAACCCGATTTTATGCAAGTGGGTTACTGACAAAATTTCTGACGACCTGATTGACCAGTGCGTGCAACTTGCCAGACAAAACAAACCTTGGCCTGAAAAGATTGCTGCAGGTTACCTGGATGCAATTATCCGCAATGAGCTTAAACCAAAAACGGACAACAGCTGGTTGATGACCGATGAAGGCGTGATTGCAAAAGGTCGTGAGGTTGGCATTGATGCCAGGGCCGGTGAGAGCATGAATGATTACCGCAACCGCTTACGCGCTGCTTTGGGCGTTGGAATGAGAGAGGCTGCCTGATGGCAAGCCTGAGAGATTCTATGCCAGCAACAGCACAGGCGATTGATGAATTACGTGAGGTGTTTGGTGCTGACTTGGTGAATGCTCAAATCAGGCAGGCTTTGAAGGGTAGACCGGCGATTTATGCTGAAGAGTTGGTAGATGGCAAGGTTGTTACTTTTGGCGTGAAGCCTCAAGCCATGAAGGAGTTTCCAGCCAGTTTTCTGGAGTGCAAGCGTGTTGATGCTGCTGTAAGTAGCAAGAAGGGCCGTAAATGAATAGCCGGGCATTGCCAGCGCATTGTTACCGCGACCCTGCTGAGGTTGCTGAGCGTAACCAACTGCAAGAGCTTGGTTGTAATGCTTGCGAAAAACACACACAAATGCTGGGCAGGGTTCTCTGCACTGATCCACGAAAGACAAGCAACAAAGATGTGCCGCGTATTGGCAGTAAATGTAAATTATTTGAATTGAAAGGTTAATGATGGCGCTAGATACCTATGTGACAAGCAGATTAATTCAATGGGCTGATTGGAGAGCGCGCCGACTTGATGGCGGAAGAGGTTACCCAAAGAAATGCGCTTTTGTGATTAATCCTGGTGGCGGCCATTGGTCACCTGAGATGGATTCAAATTGTTATGAGGTTGATATGGTTGTCGTTGCATTGATTCAGGATCGTAAAGATGCGCTGATGAAGTGTTATACAGAGACCGGAACAAAAGAACAAAAGGCAAAGCGCTGCGGCTGCTCTGTTCGGACCTATGACTTACGCCTTGAGATGGCGCACCGTGATGTGCTTGGTTACTTGAATGATGTCGCTGCAGGGATTCCGCTTCCTGTGGTTAAGGTTGAAACTGCGGATAGATTCTTTACGATGGAGGTTTGATATGGATTTTAAATTTAGTTTAGGTGATAAGGTAGCGATTGAGGTTAGTGGTGAACAAGGGATTGTTATTGGCCGGGCTGAGTATCTATCTGCAGATAATACCTACCTCGTGAGATATTCAGCTGCTGATGGCAGAGCTGTTGAGCAGTGGTGGAATCAGGATGCATTAATAAATATTTAAATTTATTTTAAAAAGATGTTGACACGATTTGCCGATTTAAAGTAGGATTCTGATAACGTGTTAATAATTCCGTTCAAATAACCCGCAATCTTAACTGGTTGCGGGTTTTTTATTGCCTATGCAAACCAGAGAATCATCAGCAAAGCGAGGCTACGGCTCGCGTTGGCAGAAAGCCAGAGCAGCTTATCTAAAAAAGCATCCGCTCTGTGTTGAACATGAGAGGCTTGGGCAAGTTGTCCAGGCTATAATCGTTGACCATATCGAACCACATCGTGGTGATATGGTTTTATTTTGGGATTCAAACAACTGGCAGTCTTTGTGTAAGCACTGCCATGATAGTCACAAACAGCGGCTTGAGAAATCAGGTCAGGTGCTAGGTTGCAGTGTTGATGGTGTGCCGATCGATGGCAATCATCACTGGAATACATAGGGTGGGGCGGGTAAAAAGTCTACACTCTTTGGCCTCTAGACCGATTGCCTATGTTTTCTTGCATAGCCGCGTAATTTATAGGGGGGGGTGTTAACCCACCCTCCAGTTGAATATGGCTAGAACGCCAAAACCATCGCACTTGAAACTTGTTGAAGGTAACAAGGGTAAGCGTGCTCTAAATAATTTTGAGCCTGATCCAGACTATCTGAACGATCTGCGCGCACCTGGTTATTTGCCAGACTTTGCTGTTGCTGTCTGGAATGATCTGGCGCCAAAGTTGAGAAAAGCAAAGCTGCTGACGGTTCTTGATGTTGATGCTGTCACTCAGCTATGTATTGCTATTGCGCAATACCGCCATGCAACGCATGAACTTAATCTTGATTTCATCAACTATGGCCAGAAAGGCCAGTCGCTTAACCAGTTGATGGTCGCACAGTCAATGGCATTTAAGCAGGCCAATGCCATCATGCAACAATTTGGAATGACACCGGCTGCACGCTCACGTGTAATCGTTAATTCTCAAGGTGATTTATTTGGCAACGAAAAAACAGGTACAAACTACCTCACGTGATGCGGTCACCAGCTACGCGCGAAAAGTTGTAGAACACAAAACAATTGCAGGGCCATATGTGCGTGATGCATGCGCGCGACACCTGAGAGATTTGCAAGAAGCCCCTGAACGGGGCTTTTTTTTCGACCTTGAAAAAGCAAACCGCGCACTTGGTTTTTTTAAAGACGTACTAAAGCTGAATGGGGGTCAGTTTGAGGGCCAGCCATACGAACTTTTACCCTGGCAATCATTTATTGTTGGCAGCTTATTTGGCTGGGTTGATGCACGCGGCATGCGTCGCTTTCGTATTGCCTACATTGAAACCGCTAAAGGCTCGGGAAAATCACCGCTTGCTGCAGGCATTGGTCTATATGGGCTGGTCGCAGACAACGAAGCGCGTGCAGAAATTTACGCAGCTGCCACAAAAAAAGACCAAGCCATGGTTCTATTTCGTGATGCAGTTGCAATGGTGGATCAATCGCCAATACTGGCAAAAGCTCTGGCAAAGTCTGGCGTAGGTGCAAGCACATGGAACCTTGCCTACCACAAAGCTGGAAGTTTTTTCAGACCGATCAGTGCCGATGACGGGCAATCAGGCCCGCGCCCACACATTGTGCTACTTGATGAAATACACGAACACAAAACCGCGCACGTGGTTGAAATGCTGCGCGCCGGTACAAAGAGCCGTCAGCAAGCGCTGATCGTCATGATCACAAACAGCGGGCACGACAAAAACACAGTGTGCTGGAACTATCACGAAGTATCAATAAAAGTTAACCAGGCTAAAAGCCCGCAAGATAAATTCTTTAACGACCAACTGTTTGGCTACGTTTGTGCGCTCGATGCCGGTGAAGACCCGATTAAAGATGAAAAGTGCTGGCAGAAATCAAACCCAAGCCTAGCTTACGGAATACCAGGCCTTAAATACCTGCGCGAACAGGTTACCGAAGCGCGCGGCATGCCAAGTAAAGAATCACTGGTTCGCAGGCTAAATTTTTGCGAATGGACCGAGGCAGAAAGCCCATGGATCAGCAGTCAAGCATGGTTTGACTGCCAAGACAAGGCTTTTGATTACGATTTACTGTATGACCGCCGCGCTTATGCAGGGTTGGACTTATCCAGCACGCAAGATTTAAC